ATAGATAATGCTGATAAGAATGAGCCTGGCTTCAGATATATCTTCACCATCTATCCTGCTACAGGTTCTCACATCCCTGCTAATGTAGTTGCTCAATATAAGACCTTACCTGTATATGGTACAGGTTATGGAGAGCAGGATATCAGTAAGCTCATGCAGTCAAAGGTAGGATTTGATATCTCTGCATTTGGATTAGATTCAGCACAAGCTACCAACTCATGGTATCAGTATGATATAGACTTAGGCTATGAGTATATAGATAACATAAACTATGGGACATCACTAGCAGATAATGGTGGCAATGTTCAGATATCATTCACAGCTCATGGCTTTGTGCAAGGTGATCAGATTAGTATTACTCAGGATGATTTGGGAGTAGCTAATCCTGGAGTAGAGGGATTGCATACAGTACTATCTGCTACTGCTAATAACTTTACTATTAATGCTCTATATGCTGATGTAACTGATGTCACTATAAATGGTACTGTTACCTATGCTGATTTAAGAAAGACAATAGTATTAGATGATGAGCTTATAGTAGACCAAGAGGTATTCAATGGAGCTTATAATAACAATATAAACATTAGTGATAATACACCATTTCCTTATAATGATTTTTATGGTGTAGCTGTTGATGGCAATCTATTAACATCTTTAGTCTATAGTGTACCTCCATCTACATTTCTAAATGCAAGGTTTTATCTGAATCTTAGAGCTTATCAAGATACATATACTGTGAATTATTTAGATATGAGTAATAACGTAATAGATAATTATGTAGTAGTTGTACCTGCTGATGGCATACATACATTTTCAGTAGGTCCTACAGCTTTAGTAACTGAAGATTATTATGTTGAAATAAGCAATTCATTAGGGTTTATTAGTGAGCATTATCTGTTCACCTATGACAATAGATGTACAATTAATGATGATCAACTTATCTACTTAGATAGGATGGGATCATGGCAATCTTTTGCGTTTCAGCTAAAGACCTATGAGAAAGGTCAGATAACAAGAGAGCAGTATAATCAGCATATAGATGGGCAGGTAGTAAGTACTGAATGGGTAGGTGTGCCATTACAAGCAGGATTCAGAACTTACAATACTAATGTCACTAAGACCTTTGACCTTAATACTAATTGGATGAATGAGAATGATGGCAAAAGATTTCAAGAGCTACTCACATCCCCTCAAGTCTATTACTATACAGATAATTACTATTGTGCCTGTGTAGTTGAGGCTACTAACTTTGAAGTCTTTAGACAAAGAAACAAGAATCTTATTAAGCAATCAGTGACTATTAGGTTAGCACAACAAGACCCTATCAATGGTTAGGATACAGCTAAAAAGTACCTCTTTAGTAAATGATACAGTTACTGCATTTAAAAATAGAGTATTAAATGATGGCGGTACTTTTGAGGCATATGAATGCTGTGTAAGTACTTTACAATCTTTAGGTGTAAATTTAGAAACAGGTGGCTATCTAGATGTCAAAGAAGGTACATCATTCCCTTTGAACTTTAGTGTAGGGGATATCAGAGATATATCTAAGAGAACAGGTAACTTTAGTAAGACCATTACTCTACTAGGCAATAGCAACAACAACAACCTACTCAATCACTACTATGATGTAAACATTCAAGCTGGCACTTTTAATATTAATCAGCTCACTAGCTGTGATGTTATTCAGGATGGTATCCCTGTTATGACAAATGCAACTCTTCAGCTCATTAACATTAAGAAGTCACAGCTCACATCAGCCTATGAGCAGATGGTGGAGTATGAGGTATTAGTGAAAGAGGATAGAGGTACATTCTTTACTGACATCTCTAATAAGTATTTGACTGATATAGATTTCTCAGACTTAGATCACTATGTAGATCCTGCAGAGGTAATCAATAGCTTTGACCATACAGTGAATAATGGCTATAAGTATGTGATGCCATTTAACATAGATGATCAGTATCAGTTTAATTGGTTTAAACCTGCTATCTATGCTAAGACTTACTTTGATAGAATCTTTGCACTATCAGGTTACTCTTATGATTGGGCAGGACTAGAAGCTGCGAACTTTGATAAGCTACTGATTCCATACAATGGTGATCAGAATGTAGTGGATTGGAATGATGCTAAGGTAGTGGCAGATACTACTTATAGCTTTACTAAAACATTTGCACCTAGTATGTCACAGCAAGGCTTTAGTAATCTTATTACTCCCTGGACTGAGACATCAGATCCTGCTAACTTATTTAGTAATGGTACTTACACAACACCTCAATGGGTAGGAGTAGGCTCAGGTGAATCTTATGTGTGGGAGCTTACTGTTACAGGTACTGTACAGATAGAGAATATTGCTCCTGTTGCTTTGCATATTAGTGATCAAGGTGGTAAAAGAGCTTATGTACCATATTTTGATATAAGAGTAGATAATTTTCATAATACAATATGTCAATCTTCTAGTGGTTTAATTGTAGAGTATACACAAGCTAGCCCATTCCCTGCTAATAGTCTTAGCAGTACTTATACCTTTACTGAGGTCTTTACTTTAAATGCTACTACTGATGCTATAGGAGGTATAGATGTAGGAGCTCCTCAGTTAATTTTTGGAGGAATAAAAATAAGACCAATCAATGCAGATGGCACTATACAATTTGGAGGTACAGGAGGTACTACATGGCTTACTAACTCATTAGGTTCTTCAACAGGAGCTCCTGAAATTATCCTAGACCTAACATCCATAGACCTAACAATCAGACCATCTGATAACATCCCATTGAGCAGTGGTATCACTACCATGAATAACTTTGTACCGGAGAAGATTAAGCAATCAGATTTCATTAAGAGTGTATTCATGATGTACAATCTTTATGCTACTGCTAATCCTAATAATGAGAATAACTTAATCCTTATTAATAGAGATGAGTATTATGATTCAGGTAAGGCAGTAGATTGGACCAACCTACTAATGAAAGACAAAGAGCAGTCTATAATCTTTATCCCTGAGCTTAACAATAAGAAGCTAAGACTCAGCTACAAGGCAGATACTGACTCACCTAATAAAGTTTATACTGATGTCACTAGAGAAATCTATGGGCAGGTAGAGGTAACATTTGAGAATGAGTATGTGAAAGGCATAGATGTCAAAGAGCTTATATTCTCACCTACACCGGTACAACCTACAACATTCGGTGCATTCCTACCATTACTAAATGGTGCAGCACCTAAGACTAATATAAGAATCTTATTTGATAATGGACAGGTTACTGCTAGTGATGTAGTGATACATCATGGGTATGATGATACAACTAATACAAATGGACTCTATCCATACCTCTCACACTTTGGAGGAGCTGATCCCTTGAATCCTATCTTTGATATTAACTTTGCAGAATGTCAATACTACTATTATCAAGTAGCTCAGAACACTAATAACAATCTATACAATTCATATTGGAGAAGAACAGTAGCACAGATAAATGGAGGTAAGCTATTGACTGCCTATTTTTATCTTAGAGAGACTGACATCCAATACATGGAGCTGAATGATAAGATAAGGATTGATAATTCATGGTGGAGTATTAATAAGATTATAGATTATAATGCCAATGACTCAGTGCCTACCAAAGTAGAGCTGATTAGCCTAGAGACTGAGATAGATTTGCCTAGCTTTGCAGGTGGCACTACTACTCCTGTAGGTCCAGGTAATGGTACTCAGATTCAATCTATAATGGAGACCTATAGAAGTACTACTAATGTCACTACTAACAACAATGACTCTATTATCATAGGCTCAGGTAATGTGGTAGGTGATGGACTTAGAGCTTTAGTAGTGGGAGATGGTTTAAGTATAGAGAATGATGGCATAGCTACTACTAATCTTACAGTGACTAATACCATTAATGGTAGAGCTGCGAATGATATGCTACGCAACTATGAGAGATACATAGCATTGATTACTCAGACATCTACTAATGCACCTACAGTCATAGAGCTAGAGAATACAATAGGACCAATAATATGGACTAGGAAAGGTACAGGAGAGTATAATGGCACACTATCAGGTGCATTCACTGCTAGTAAGACTTATGCTATGATTAGTAATGTAGTAGCTGATGGTATAGTAAGGATAAGCACAACAGCTAGTGACATTACTATTATTACTACCAACCTACACAGCCCTACTGCAGCTAAACATGATGGACATCTTAGTAATAACACAATAGAAATCAGAGTATATGAATGAAGTAACTATCCCACTTAAGATACAAGGCATAGCTCAGATGAAAGCTGAGTTAAGAGAATTAAAAGGAGCTATAGCCAGTGCTACTGACCCTGCACAAATGACTGCACTTGCACAACAGGCAGGTGTACTCAGTGATAGGATTAAGGATGCTAATGAGGCAGTGGCTGTATTTGCTACAGGCTCTAAGTTTGAACAGGTAAGCAATGGACTTGGAGGGATTAAAGACTCATTGATGTCGTTGGACTTTGAGGAGGCAGCAGAGAAGTCTAAGACTTTTGCTAAGGCATTAGGTGGCATAAATAAGACTGATATTACTAAGTCAATGAAAGGCATGGTAGACATGACTAAGACTTTGTCAGGTGCATTCTTAAAGTTAGGAATGACTATCTTAATGAATCCTATATTTTTAATAGTAGCAGCAGTAGTAGCCATTATAGCTGTAGTAGCTCTAGTACTCAAATCATTTGGAGTATTAGATGATGTAATCAAAGCAATGATGATGCCTATCAATATGCTGATTGCAGGATTCAAACAGATGACAGATTGGTTAGGACTTACAGCATTCGCTGCTGAAGATAATGCAGAGAGAACTTTAGCAGCTAATGAGAAAGTAACTAAGTCATCTGAGGAAAGAACTGCTAGAGTTACAGGAGATTTGGGTAGAGAGATTGCTGAAGCTAAGGCAGCAGGTGAAGATACTACTAAGCTAGAGGAGAAGTTAAGCAATACTAAAATAAAAGAGGCTAATAAAAGAAAACAATCTGCTAAGGAGGCACTAGATGCACAAAAGAAATTAGGGGATGATGCTGATATTAAGAAAATAGAAGATTTAAAAAAGCAAGTAGCTAAAGAAAATGAGATAATAAAGCAAGGCTATAGTGATAAGACTGTAGCTAAAAATACTGCTGATAAAAAAGAATCTGATGATGCTGATAAAAAAGAGAAAGAGGCTAGTGATAAGGCTAAGGTAGCAAGAGATAAAAGAATAGCAGCAGATAAAGCCTCAGAAGCAGATATTGCTGCAGCTGCTAAAGTAGTATCTGATTCTAAAAAGACTGCTCAACAAGTAGAGCTTGATGATTTGGCAGCAGCCTATAAGAAAAAAATAGATGAAGCTAATAAGCATAAGAATGATATTACTGCATTAGTAGAAGCTCAGGAGATTCAGACAAAAGCTATTAATAAAAAGTATGCAGATGAAGCTGCTGCTAAAAAAGTAGAAGATGATGCTAAAACTGCAGCTGCTATGGCAGCATCTCATGCAACTAATATAGCTAAGATAGATGCTTATAATGCTGAACTTGCTGCATTGACTGATACAGAAGAGCAGAAATTGTATGATAAGTATGAAGCTGATAAAATTAAATTTGCAGATAATGAACTAGCTTTATTTAATCTAAAGAAAAAATATGAGGAGGACACAACAGCATTAAAGAAAACTGAAGCAGATAAGCAGAAAGCTATAGATGATAAAGCCTTTGCTGATAAAATGAAAAACATTGATGCAGGATTTAAATTAGCTCAGACTGTAGGAGATGCTATAGCCCTTATGCAGGATACTAATATCACAGCTCAATTAAAAAAAGTAAAGAAAGGTAGTAAAGAGGAAGAGGTACTGCTTAAAAAACAATTTGAACAAAATAAGAAAGCACAATTAGCTGCTGCCTTTATTAATGCTGCTCAAGCTCAAGTATCTATCTTAGCTCAATATCCTAAATTTGATGGAGGATTTGCAATGGTTGCTGCAATGGCAGGAGCTGCTATAACATCTGCAATGGCAATAGGTAAAATATCATCTACATCTTTTAGTGGAGGTGGCTCTACTCCTGACTCACCTGATTCTAGCTTAGCATCCACTACAGCAGTAGCACCAGCATCAGGTCCTAGTCTATTTGGTAGTGCCAACACAGGTAGCCAAGTGAATGCAGGAGGTGGCTCTAATAACATAACAGTAACAGCTATAGTATCTGAGACTGAGATAACATCATCACAGAATCACATTAATAACATACAACAAAATTCAGTATTATGATAAGCTATCAATCCATCGTAGATAAGATTACTACATTCTATGACAATCACCTACAGGTAAAAAAGGTAGGCAGTGACTTTAAGGAGCAGATGGTGAACTTTGCTACTGCCGATGAGAAGTATCCACTAGTCTATGTAGTACCTACAGGAGTTACTCCCTATGAGAATGTAACTATCTTTAATTTAGAGCTGTATTGCTTTGATATCATACAGATGGATAGAGCTAACATTACTACTATTCTAAGTGATACTCAGCAGATACTCCAGGATCTATACCTAGAGTTTACATTCAGTGATGACTATGACTTTGATATAGATGGACAGCCTACATTCATACCATTGAATAATGATCTACTAGATTATGCTGCAGGGTGGCAGATGAATCTTTCAGTAGTGATTAAGTCATGGACCAACTGCCAAATTCCTGAACAATAATAGAGCTTAATATAATATAGTTATGGCATACAAGAAGACAGGTGAATTTAATGTAAAGTATCCTACTCGGAGGAGAATGGCTAACATTTTAAAGAGAATCTTAAGGAATGATATTGTACAAAACAATGGCACACTAGTAGAGTCTATCAGAATCAATGCTAAGGTTACAGGATTTGGTAGCTTAGAGATTGAGATAGTAGCTATGTATTACTTTATCTTTTTAAATAACGGTGCTTTCTTATGGAATGGTGGAGTAATTACTCCTAGAGATTATGTAAATACTTTTACTAGAGAGCTAGCTAATGCAGGTATCACTAATGAAATCTATAGTCAATATGTAGAATGGATATCTCAAAACTATCCTATCTTAGAGGTAGCTGAAATATTAGAAAGTGATCAGAGATTGACTTATACATTCTATGCACTAGATCCTCCTGCAGGATTTACTCCTAACTATCCCTTAACTGTCTAAAGTTTTTTTCATTCCTAAGATATTAAAGACTAATACTACTGACATATCTAGGATGCTATTGAACTTACTTAAGTCATCATTACATAGAGCCATGATAGTAGACTCCCATGCAAATTTCTGCTTCTCCTGTTCTCTCTTCTGCTCCTTAATTTCATCAGCATCCTCTAGCACCTCATCATCTGCTACCACATCTACTAGTAGATTAGTATAGGTATTAGTAAAATTCTCTCTATACTTTAGATACTCAGGTATCAATCCATAAACATCAGTAATTGGATAGTCTAAATACCAATCTAATCTATCTCTAGGGCTATACTCATAAGGCTCAATGATATCATCACCATAAACATTCTTAGATGTTCTCCGGTACAGCAATGCTAAGATGTGGCAGAAGTGATCTAGGTAATTATTAGAGAAGTAATGCTCAAGGTCTATGAACTCACCTAGTGTGAGCTTACTAAATGGCTTGAGTACATAATTATCTAGCTTATTCTTATACCTCTTAGATGGCTCTGATTGCACCCATTTAATCTGACTAGTCAATTCACTTAGCTCATCTATATCTAGCTCCTCAAATTCAGAGATATCACTATCTGTTAAAGCAGAAAGTACATCAATCTGATAGTTGAATATACCATCTTCACTACTCAGCCTCCTGATCTCCAGGAACTGCTCCACTGATATCTGATTCCAATTCTTTGGGAGCTTGAGATTCTGCATGGTTAGTGATTTTATAAGTTACAAAGGTAAGGTAAGGGATAGAGATATCTGCTTTGAGCTTACTGAATAGTTTAGCTTTATGCTTAAGGTGTGCAGGATCATAATGCTCAGTATTGGATAGGTCAGTTCGTTTGAACATTAGAGCCATGATATCTGAGATATATTCTTTATTATCTTTCTTAACTATCTTTTCAACAATCCGAGAATCTTTTACTGAGAGCTTCATCTCAGCCTTATAAGTATAGCCATCTATCTCTATCTCTTCTACAGGATCTTTCTTATCATAGTTATTGTTATTGAACTCTTTAACATTAGCTAAGAACAGGTCAAAGTCTACATCCATCTCCTCCTCAGTTATACCTAGATACTCAAAGACTTTACAATGTTTCTCAAGGGTATCATACTCTTCATTATTATGGATAGCAGATATCTTTTGGAACTGCTCTAGTGTTAATTCATCCATCTTAGATGGGATTTCTTTGCCGAATAAATTTATCATAATTTCTAATTTTTGAACAAATATAAAAAAAATATAATATAGTTATGACTAAAGACATACCAATCTATAAAATTACTATAGAGCCTGAGTATTCAGATGGCGAAGAGTTAGGGATTGAGCAGATAGCTTTCACCTCTACTCCTGCTATTGTTACTAAAGGGATGGCATTTAATGAGAACAAGAAATTGTTTTTCTCAGATGACTTGAAGTATAGAGTAGTAGCTCCTGCAATGATTCCAATGGAGATATATAGGAATGATGAGGATGGTGATGAATATTATGTGCAGTTCTCAGTTGAGACCATAGAAAACATACATTCCAAATTCATGAAAGATTTATCTAATAGGAATGTTTTTAACCTAGAGCATGATACTGATCAGACTGTACCAGCTTATGTACTTGAGGCATGGATAGTAGAAGATCCTAAGAAAGATAAAGCCTACTCAAGCTATGGTATTGAAGTACCTAAAGGCACATTAATGGTAACAGCTCAGGTAACTGATAAAGACTACTATAATGAGCTAGTGAAGAATGAGCAGATAGGATTCTCAATAGAGGGATTCTTAGGCTTAAAACTAAGTAATCAAATAAATAATAAATATAATATGAAGTTACCTGATGGAGAACATCTAATCGAGGGTAAGATCTACATCGTAGTTGATGGAGAAGTTACTGAGATTAAAGATGCACCTGTTGTTGAAGAAGAAGCAATGACAGAAGAGATTGCACTAGAGACAGTAGTAGAAGAGGAAGTAATAGAGGAGACACCTGCCACAGAAGAGATGGCTATTGATCCTGCTGCTGATGCTGAAGCTATACTAGCTATAGTTCAACCTGTAATTGATGAGCAAATCAATGCTATTATAGCAATGATAGCTGATTTAAGAAATCACATGGAGGAAGTAATGTCTGAAGGTGAGGAAGTAGTAAACGTAGAAGCTACTAAACTATCACAAAATGAAAAGTTTAGTATGGTAAGTAAATTTTTAAACAATAATAACTAAATAAAAAACAAAAAAAATGAGTAGAAAATTAAGATTCAACTTGGACATTGATGCATCTGCATTATTACAAGCAAACAGCGAAGCATTTTATAGCCGAGCTTATTTAAACGAGGAAGTAGTAGACAACTACCGTACATTACCAGGAGTAAAGTATAAGACTAAAATTTCAAATGTAGTATTTGGTCAAGTTTTACAAGCTGATAACTGTGGTTTTGCTGCATCAACTGATGACCTTGCATCTGTAGAGATTGATGTATGTTCTCTATCTGCAATGGCACAAATTTGTCAGTTTGACCTAGAGCAGTCTTTTGTATCATTACAAATGACTAAAGGATCTAATGGTGATTTCACTGTTGCATCTTTTATGGATTACTATTGGAATGAGATGTCAAAGACTATTGCTGAGAATGTAGAGAAATTACGTTGGTCAGGTGATACTGATTCAGGTACTGCTGCACTAGCTTTATGTGATGGATATAAGAAGTCTTTAGTAGCTGATTCAGCTAATGTAATTGAAATAGCATCTCCTGTAGCTATTACTGCATCTAATGTACTTGCTAAATTAGCTTTAGTATATGCTGCAATTCCTGCTGCTGTTATTGCTAATCAAGAGGAGTTGAGATTATATGTATCTTCTGCTGTAGCTACATCTTATCGTGCTGCTGTTGCTGCATCAAATACTCAGGCTAACTTAACTCAAGCTCTAGACTTTACTTACTTAGGAATTAAGATGGTATTATGTCCAGGTATGTTAGGTTTATCTACAATCGTAGCTTCACCTCGAAGTAACTTTATCTATGCTTTTGATGCTGAAGGTGATGGTAAAGCATTACGAGCTATCAATTTAGCTGATACTATTGCTGAGCCTGTAATCAGAACTCGTGCAAATATGAAAGTAGGATTTACTCACGTTAATGGTAATGAGATTGTATTCTACAACTCTGCATCTTAATTAACTAATTTATAAATCTAAGGGAGTGAAAGCTCCCTTTACTTAAAACATATACAATGAGCTGTGAAGCATTACAATCAATCGCAAAACCTTGTGCTAATAACACAGGAGGAATTAAGACCGTATGGATTTGCCAACAAGAAAATGTTACTACTGCTACTCCTGCTTGGGAGATAACATCATTAGTTCTTACAGATCCTGCTAATGTCTATGCAATCAATAGAAATACAGGTAACTATACTGAAGAGACTGCTCAAGATTTATTGAGTGGATCTACATTAGTTACTCAGACTATTACTTTAATGTTTAATCGTAGAGACAAAGATAAATCAGAGGCTATCAGTGTACTTGGATCAGGACAACAGTATTTAGCAGTATTTATTCAGGATGCAAATGATGTATTTTGGTACTTTGAAAATGTACAACTTACTGCTACAGGAGAAGGATCAGGTACAGCTCGTGCTGATGGATCTAAATATTCTATCACACTATTAGCTGAGTCAGATCATTTAGCTTATGAAGTACTTAGTACTGAGATTACAGGTAACGCAACAGATTTCCCATTACCTTCTCAAGCATAACCTTAACACCCTAATAATTAAAGCTCTGCATATTGTAGAGCTTTTTTTTTAAACATTTTTTGACCTTAGTATAATATAGTTATATGATATACATTAAAAAAGATGAGGTCAATCAGATTATCCTTACCCTAACTGAGGTAAGTACACTGCCGAATCCTTATTATTTGTTTGTCTTTCAGAATGAAATGGACAAACTTTCTGCACCTATTACATTCTATAC